TAGTTGTTTGGTTTGGAAAAAAGATGGTGAGATAATGGCTTGTATGGATGTGGTATGTACATCCACCAATTTTCAACGCAATACTGCGAACTTACTCTTTATAGAGAGTAGGCAGGTTCGCAAGGTGAGAATCATCAGCATTTTTGAAATTAATGACGAAGAAGTAATTATATAAATCTTAAATATATGAGCATAGGAAAAGATGTCAGCGTTTTTGAGATACCTATTGGTGAAGCAGCCAGAAACGCAATGAATAAAATGAACGTTGGCACAACCGTTTTTGATACAGATGATATATCTCCAGTGATAGTTACGGGTGCTACCGGATTGAGAGGTTATGTTCCATGGGGTGATGATAACCTTCGGCCAGCAGAAATTCTTACATTGATGCGTAAGGATGAAGTTATGAGTTCCAATACTTGGTTCAATATTCAGGCAGCCTACAGCAATGGATTGACATATACAAAAACTGATAAATCGACTGTCACCGAGACCGATATATTGGATTTCTTCAAATATAATCGGCCGACAAAATATTTATTGGAACAACAGACTGATATCAAACATTTTTTCTTTTCTGTTTCGGTTTTGATTTTAAGTGGTGACGGAAAAAAAATAGTTAAACTTAGACACAAAGATGCTCTGTATTGTCGCCTTGAAACTTGTAATCCAAAAACAGGTGCACTCCAGCATGTTTTCTTTGGAAATTGGGAAAAAGGTACTCCGCAATTTGAGAATCTTGAAATCATTGAACTTCTGGATGTTGATGATCCACTCGGTGATTTGATGGTACGTATGGGGAAAATTCCAGGTGAAGATGGTAAAAAGGAAACACCATCAAAGACACGAAAATTTGCAATGATCAATCGTATTCCTATTCCTGGAAACAAATACTATCCGTTTCCGTACTATTGGTCTATTTTCAATTCCGGATGGTACGATATTAAGCAAATGATTCCTGCCGGTAAGAAAGCGAAATTTACAAATGGTTTAGTAATCCGGTACCAGGTTGAGATTAACTCAAAATACTGGAGTGAAGTGATGAGTGCGGAAAAGATTACGGATCCGATTAAACAGGCTGAACGAATAAAACTTGAAAAAGAGAATATAAAATCTTTTTTAACTGGAATGGTAAATGCCGGTAAAGTATGGTTTAGTGGATTCTATACAACGCCTGATGGTAAAGAACAATCCATGGTGCGCATTAACATCATCAACAATACGAAAGAGGGTGGTGATTGGATTGAAGATGTTGAAGAAGGTAGTTCAATGATGTGTTATGCTCAGGGCGTACATCCTAGTTCCATTGGCGCAACTCCGGGGAAATCATCGAGTAACATGTCAGGTAGCAATGTCCGCGAAATATTTACGATGAAACAGGCCTTGGAGAAAGCGACTAAGGACATTATTCTTGAACCATATTTTGTAATCAAGAACTACAATGAGTGGGATATTGAGTTTGATATACCCTTTATGATGCTCACTACATTAGACAAAAAAACAGATGCTGAACCATCAAATTTAGACAATAATCAATCAAAAAAATAGACATCATGCTTATTTCCACTATCGAACAATTTGTTGAAGTAATACCTACAGCTGCCGGGACTGAATTTAAGGCCATTCAGCCGTTTCTCAATGAATCTGAAAATCAACTAGTAGGTTTATTTATTGGAGAGGACCTGTTTAGTTATGTTACATCTCAGCAAACGGATAGTCGATTGAAATCAATCTTTGTCCGTTTATTATGCTTACAAGCATACGAGAATGCAATACCTTTTGCTGACCTAATTCAAACACCTAACGGTTTTGGTATAGTGTCAAACTCAAACATGGCTCCGGCAAGCAAGGAACGTGTAGAGAGATTACGCGAGTGGGTATCAGTGCAAATTGATATGAATACTGATCTATTTATTCAGCTGACTCTTGATGACGCTATGGCATTGACTCAATGGACAAAATTCTCAGATTTTTCATCTTTTACCGATTGCCTGTTTTTAACTGGTATGGATTATTCAAATTTTGTGAAATGTCAAGGTTCAAAACGAAAATCCTTTATTGACACAAAAAGTAAGTTGCTATCCTGGCAGACAAATATCCTAGAGAAAATAATCAGTGAAACTTATTTGGCTGAACTGATTGCAGAGGTCAGAAAAAATACCTTTTCAGATGGATCCAAAAATGTGATCAATCACTGTAAAATGATCCTTGGCCAGTTGGCCCAGTCCAATCAGGACGAAGCAGTTAAAATATGCGATACGTTGAGTAATATTCTCGATGCTGATCTTGCTACTTACAAAACGTATGCCTCCAGTCCGGAATATGCTTTGAAGATTGCGCCAAAATATGTCAATAAAAGTTCGGATTCAACCTTCTTTTTTGGATAAACATGGAAACAATCAACTTAACAGCTCCGAAGAATTACGGAGAAATGACAGAAAAGCAAATACGTTATGTCGCTGCATTGCTGATAGCAGGTACACCTGAAGAAACTATTTGGACTAAATGCTTCATTCGTTTTACAGGCATTAAACCGCTTTGTGATTCCGATGGTGACTATTTATTTTCTAAGAGAAAATTGAAAGGCTTTTTTAAATTGACCGTTGAGGAGGTAAATTCTTTTTCTAAAAAAATGGATTTTCTCACAAAAAGTTATATTGGTATTCGACCTGTTTCCAAAATTGTAATATTAAAACCTTGTGATGAGTTGCTATGTGATACTACTTTTCTACAATATTTAGAGGCTGAAAATTATTATCAGAAGTATTTATTCACTAAAGATGTTAGCCATTTAAATATGCTGATAGGCACTCTTTATCAAAAAGGAAAAGACTATGACAATTCCTTGACAGAAAAGAGAGCTAAGTTCATCGAATACTATTCAACCGAGGTGGAAAGATTGATTGTTTTAATGTGGATGGTTGGCGTCAAAGACTATTTTTCAAAGAAATTCAAATATTTGTTTAAGCGGATAGAATCTGATGAAAACAATGATGTAGCCCCAGATATGTACCGTATAATTCAGGATCAGGTTCGAATGCTTTCCGATGGTGATGTGACAAAACGTAATAAAGTCCTTCAATCAAACACCTGGGATGCTCTGGACGAAATGGATTCTAAAATCCGTGAAGCAAAAGAAATGGAAAAACGAAATAATATATAACTATGTGGAACGCAGTCACTTATTTTAATGCTCTGAATGGAAAGCTAAAGATTACAAAGGATAATTATACTTTTTGTCGTGTAACCGGCATAAACTATTTGGAAGAGATCCTTTCTAGTCCTCAATCAGCTAAGTCATTTCTAGCGGTTGATGATACGGACGAAGGTGTTACTGTCCAAAATGGAGGTGGTTATTTCAACCGGCGCGCTGTTGTTGTCTATATCTTGAAAAAATATGATTTCAAAAGCCAAACAGACCGGGAAGAAAAAACAAATGAAACAAGACTGATCTATCAAAAGATATTGTCAAGGTTGATTAAGGATTCCAGTTTAATTGCTGAACTCAATTTTTTAGATAAAACACGTTTTCCTTACCACGAAGTACCAGGCTATTTCGCTGCAGGTACTACCGGCATTTATTTCACATTGACACTCGATGAGCCAACAAACTTAGTATATGATGCAGAGGACTGGGAATCCTAATGACTACTACCAGGCATGGGCAAAAATGATGGTGACCATTTGGCAGGATAAGATTGCGCAATTGAACATTCGTGATACAGGAGCATTGTTTGCCTCGTTTCTAATTGAGGTCGAAGCACAGTCAAATGGAGATATTAATAAAATTGTTTTCTCATTCCTTTATTATGGTAGAATGGTTGACATGGGTGTAGGACGTGGAGTTACATTGGCCAACGCCGGTAAAGACAGCGGAAGGAAAGCAAAGCCATGGTATAAGTCATGGTATCATTCAGTTTTAATTCTTACTGAAAAACGATCACTGCTATATGGTGAGGAATTTCAAGCGATAATAAGTGAGGCACTCAATTTTTGAGTGTCTTTTTTTTTGTTTTTGGCTGTTGGTTTATTTGTAAAAAACAATAGCAATGTCTATCAATGAGCTTTTAGCTTTAGCAAAACTAATCAGAGACGAACAAAAAACTGGTGCGAATACTCACTTTCGGATTGGTACGACTCTTGAAGAAATTATAAAAGCTATTCCCTCAAATGTGCTAACCAGTTATGACGATACAGAGCCATCTGATGCTACTGTTTTTTCAGCACTTCGCACTATTCTTGAGGTTACAACCCGATCAATAAGTAAGACTGAAGATGATACCGCTGAAGGGATTATAACCTTCTTAAAAGGCTTGAAGTCTGACGAAATAGCCTCTATTGAATCAAGTATAGGTGCACTCGGTACCGGCTTTAGACTCTGGATACAAGATGGTAAATCAAACCTTGAGATTGATAAACTGACTGTCAGAAGCGGCATACTTACCGATGCCCAGAAATCCGTCTTAGCCCTTCTTGAAAAAGATTCAACCGGTAAATTGAAGATAGATGCCGATGTCTATTCAACCGGTGCACTTAGCGCATATGGTGCCGGATCAACTGAACCAAGTGGCGGCGCAACAAGTTTAGGTCAGCTTGTTAACGTAGAAGATTCGGCAGATGATGAAGATGCCGCCCCCCAAGAACTTGTAAAGGAGGGTTCAACTTGGAATAAGAAACTCTATGACCACATTCGGAAAGCGATATGCAACAGCAACGGATTACCGACAGAGACGAATATGGGTTACCTGTCACGGGTTACCACCTCATTCAGATATGTAGGACTTAGCGTAGTCCTCAAACGGGCTTCGGGCTCTACCTATATCAGGTACGAGTTTATGGATGGTATTCAGGATTCAAATTTTGTTGAAGCCGAATACGCAAACGGGTATAATACCCTGTCAACGCGAATAGAAGAGATAGGCAACACGCTTAAGAATTTTGATATTGGAACTTATTAAAAAACAAATATTATGGCAAGGACATCACTCATTTTTAAGTGTCTTAAAAGCAATGCATTGCTTACGGCAGGTACTACAAATGTAAAAACTCCAGCTGCTACCGGATTGTATTATGGTGAGATATCTTACAATGCGAATAGTGTAGATCCTACTCTTTACATCCCGTTAGTTACTAACGCAACTATAACGGAGGCTGCCAGCACAGCTTTGATAACAACATTTGCAGAATTCAAGTCCAAGGCATGGTTGGATACCAACGTCATCGGAGGTACCCCGATCGCCCCGTTTAACACACTTACAAAAATCTCCACTTACCTGTCTTATCTCTTCGGTACGGCAGGAGACGGTAATGGCGCATCTGCAGATATCGATTCGATCATAAACACGTGGGGAGAAGTCAAGGCTTTCCTTGCGAACGTAACGTCAGATACAGCATACGACTTGGTCACATTGCTTAATGGCCGTGCATCTTCCAATTTGACTTATACTTCGGGTATGGGGACGCTGGTTGCAAAGCTTTATGATAATACTTCAATCATCGCTACAGCACAGACCGGGTACTCTGTCTTAAAAGTGGACTTAACCGCCGCCCTTAATTTGGGTTCATGGGATTCTACCTATGCAACTTGGACAGCCGGAACAGCGCAAACGTCTAATAAAGCAATTTCTGCAGTACAGGTTCAATCTTTCTATGACAATTTCAGTAAGATGTTTACCGAGGT